GCACCGACAGAGAACAGTGGTTTAGGGTCATGTGTGCGTTGCACAGCACTGGCGACGATTCAGCTTGGGACATTCTGGACGGCTGGTCGCAGCAGTTTGCGTCCTACGACCCAGTCGAGAACGCCACGCAGTGGGGTAGCTTAAGCCGGGAGAAGGTCAATAAGCTCTCGCTCGCGTCGCTGTTTTACGATGCGGCCAAGGTTGGCTGGCGCAGTTCTAAGCTCCGGCGCGGGGTTATGCCGGCTGAGGAGGAGGTGACTGAGGATGCGGCGTTTTTCATGTCGTTTAAGGATCTGGTCACATCACCGGACGTGCCGCCCGAGTGGACCATCTCGGGCGTCTTCGAGCGTGGCACGCTGGCGTCTATATTTGGCGCGACTGGTAGTTATAAGAGCTTTATGACTATCGACATGGCCGTACACGTCGCCGCTGGCAAGGAATGGCACGGTCGCCCGGTCAGGCAGGGCGGCGTCGTGTATCTATGCGGCGAGGGCGTTGGCGGGATGTCGCGCCGCATGAAGGCCGCGCAGCGTTACCACGACTTGCCGGAAGACTTGCCATTAGTTGTATCTAAGCGCGCGAAGAACCTTATGCGGGAGGATGAGCGACACTACGTGCACTCGGCGATTGATTCGGCGATTGAGTCCTGGTCTGGTGGTGTAGATGTCGAGATGATCGTCATTGATACGCGGCGCCGCTTTATGAGCGGCGACGGCAACAAAGACGAAGACGTGGACGTATTCCGCGACGCGTGCGACTCGCTAAAGCTCCGCTATGGCTGCCTGGTACTCGTCGTCCACCATACCGGTCACGGCGAGCTCTCTCGCGCCAAAGGTGCCAGCGGCTGGACTCAAGACCTGGACGACGAGTATCGAATGTCCGCGACTAGCGATTTAGTCGCCTCATTTTCAGACACCAAAGGCAAGGAGCGGCCCGGCGGCGCAGAGTTCACCATCGAGTTTGAATCTATCGCGCTCGACATCACCGACTGGGACAACACCTCGGTTGCTTCCCTTGCGGTCAAGTCGTTTGGCTCTGGCATGCCGGTGATGGCGCATACCTCATCAAAGACGTCACAGCGCGCCCGCAAGGTACTGGCGTGCTATCACGAGTTGCTCGACTCGCAGCAAAAGCTAGCCGGCCGCAGCAACGTCATGGTGACGACGAACGACCTGATAGAGCGTCTGTACCCGAAGCATTACTCGAGGCGGGATAAAGCACGGTTCGCCGTCGATGCAACGGTGCAGGAGGGACAACTGTCAACCGAAGGGATACACGTTTGGATAGACGACTCGGAGCTGCCGTTTTGAGAGGTTTCAGTTTTATCATTTACCCCATCTCAAATCACCCTAAATGGGGTAATAATTACCCCGTTTTACCCCGTTTTACCCCAAAAGGCCTGAAAACTACCCCGTTTTACCCCAAAAGTTTCATTTTTATCACTTACCCCAAATTACCCCCCATTCCTTAAGAATGGGGTAATGGGGTAATGAGGAAACCCGGAAATTTCAGGGTAACCAGAAGAAGGAAATTAGAGACATGAGTACAAGACCAGGAGATATTTTGGTGATGCCATCCCTCGAGGAGTTGCGACATCGGTTCGAGTACGACGAGGCAACCGGGTTGCTAACCTGGAGGAACCCGCCCAAATCTCATTCGCGCCTTCGAGGCAGGGTCGCGGGCCATGTGCGCAAAAAAGACGGGTATTGGGCCGTTAGAATCAAAGGCGTGCGCTATGCCCTCCACCGCATAATTTACAAGTACATGACTGGACTCGAGCCTGACATCATGGATCACATTAATCGGGATAGTAGCGATAATCGGTGGGTAAACTTGCGAAGCGTGACGCCAAGCGAGAACACACTTAACAGCGCATATCGAGAGAACGGGGCCGCGCGCAGCACTGCAAGCGGCCGATGGGAGGCGAGGAGCTTTAACAAACATCTAGGCACATTCGACACCGAGGAGGAGGCCCGCGCCGTCTCGCTGGCTGCGCGAGCGGAGTCACTAAAAACAGGAGTTAATAATTAGGTGAGCAAATCGCAAAGAACGAAGGGCGCCGCCGGCGAGCGCGAGGTGGTTGGCATCTTGAACGACGAGCTCGGGGTCAGCGCTTCGCGCAATTTGGACCAGAGTCGTGACGGCGGTTGCGATATTTGGCTTCAGGTCGCCGGCAAACCGATGGCGCTTGAAGTTAAGCGTGTCGAGAAGGCCTCCTTGCCCGCGTGGATGGACCAAGTGGCAAAGGTCGAGGCTGAATATCACGCGGTGGTGTGGAGGCCGTCACGGCGGCCGTGGACCGTCGCGCTACCGCTCGAGGATTTTATCAAGCTGTTGCGTGAGGTGGGTGTCGAATAGTGCTAGAGCGGGTATGATGTCCGCCTAATCACCATCAACGACATTCAATATACGGCATGATTCAGGTCGATAACACTGCCTTCCGCGACGACAGCTTCGTCTCAGACGATATGACCTCGAGGATTGGTGGGCGCGACCCGGCAAAGTTTGTACCTAACATCAATCTATCATGGGGTGGTCATAGCGGCCGCGAACGGTTTTGGCTCAACCTCAACCGCCCGGCCGTTGTGTCGCGGGGGCAACCCCTGCAATTTGCCAATTCGCGCGCGCGGTTTGAATCAGCCGACAACGAGGCGGATATCTTCTCGCTGGATTCTGACGGCTCGCTGAAGTGGGATATCGAGTTTGCCATCAAACCCACAACCAACACGTTCTCGTGGAGTCTACAGCACGCACCGGGGGTGCAGTTTTTCCATCAGCCTCCACTCACCGCCGTACAGATAGATGAGGGCGGAAGCCAGCCGGATAATATCGCCGGCAGCTACGCCGTATACTGCAATGCGTCCGGGCGTCTGCGGACCAGCGACAACGTCACGATTCAGAACTTCAAGAACGGCAAGCTCGGCCATCTGATGAGGCCGCTGGTCTCGGACGCCTCCGGCGCCACGGTGTGGGCAGAGATGAATATCGCCAATAAAATCCTAACGGTGACCATCCCCCAGGAATTTTTGGATAGCGCCACCTACCCCGTCACACTAGACCCGACTTTTGGCTATGACGGCGGCACGCCAGGGACCGCCATTGGCATGGGCTATGCAAAAGCTAACGACGCAGGGGATTCGCCGTACACTGCCACGACGGGCGACACTATCACCGAGATGCACATATATTGCCGCGCTCCGTCATCCGGAGGTTGTAGTATGGCCGCATACACGCACTCTGGCGGCAACCCGGTTAATAGGTTGGCAGCGGCGGCAGCAATCATTGGCGTCAACAGTACACCCGCGTGGCGTACGACAGGGGTTATCTCGCAGAGCCTAGTTAACGGCACGAGATATGTACTCGCGCACGGCAACGAGACGGGGTCGGTCAATTTTTACGTCGATTATGGTTCGGCGGGTTCGTCAAGCAGAAATTCATCCAGCACGCTCACCGCTACGTGGAGCCGTGGCTCGGGCAGTAACCAGATCCATGGCATGTACGCCACTTATACCGTGGCAAGTAGTGACGTAATACCTCCGCTTTACTATCACTACAATGCAGCGAGGCGCGCATGAGATTCCTAAAAGAAGACACAATTACTACTGTACAGTTCGGGCCATTCGTAGATAAGACCGACGGCGTAACTCTAGAGGTTGGGCTTGCGACCGCTATGGATAATGCAACAACCGGCATACGCGTTAGCAAGAACGGTGCTGCATTCGCTGACCGAGACTCTGCCACTGCACCATCATACGATGCGATGGGGTGTTATCGAGTCGCCCTGAGCGCAACCGACACAAGCGACGTGGGCGTGGTGCGCATCATCTTCGAGGAGTCGGCGACTTGCCTGCCACACTGGGAAGACTTTATGGTGATGCCGGGGAACGTTTACGACTCCATGTTTGGAACGGACACGTTGCAGGTTGATGTCACTCAGGTGGGCGGCGCGACCACCAACGTGGCGGCGATGGCGACCAACGTGGATGCTATTCTAACCGACACTGGCACCACGCTAGACGATCACCTGACGGACATCAAAGGCACTGGCTTCGTTAAGGATACGCACTCGCTAATCGACATCGAGACGTATGTAGATATCCTTGATGACGGCACGAGCGGCAACGTTAAGATAGCAACGGACGTTGCCGCAGTACTCGTAGATACCGGCACCACGCTGGACGGCCACCTGACGGACATCAAAGGCACTGGCTTCGTCAAAGACACGCACTCGCTAATTGACATCGAGACGTATGTAGACATCCTCGACGACGGCACGAGCGGCAACGTTAAGATAGCAACGGACGTTGCCGCAGTACTCGTAGACACTGGCACCACGCTGGACGACCACCTGACGGACATCAAAGGCACTGGCTTCGTCAAGGACACGCACTCGCTAATTGACATTGAGACGTATGTAGACATCCTCGATGACGGCACGAGCGGCAACGTTAAGATAGCGACGGACGTTGCCGCAGTCCTCGTAGACACCGGCACCACGCTGGACGGCAAGCTCAACACTGCGCAATCCGACCTAGACATCATCACCGACACTGACGGCGTGATTCTCGGCGCGGCGGGCGTTGGCTTGATTACGGCTAACACGATTGACGCCAACATAGTACAAATTAGCGGCAATGCGACCTCGGCCGACAACCTCAAGGCTTCGACGTTGGCGATCACGGTCAGCGCGGTCAATGACGCAAGCGCAAGCACGACAGCATTTATTGCAGATCTAACCGAAGTGACTAATGACCATTACAACACTCAGGTTGTTTGCTTTACGTCCGGTAACCTGGCGGGCCAGAAGTCGGACATCACCGACTACGACGGCGCTACAAAGACAATAACGGTAACGGCCTTGACCGAAGCCCCGGCAGACAACGACGTCTTTGTCATAGTCTGATATGCCTGCCGTAACGCGACTGGGATTATATGGCGGGACACGCGCTGCCTATGGCGCTTTTTCAGCGGCGGCGGCGAATGCTACCGTCACGGTCGGCGCGCTAACTGAGGCGGATATCGTCGCCGGTGGGCAGACCATCGTCATCACGCTGACCAACGACACCTGGACGGCAGCGGTCGGCAATAACAACGCCACGACCGATGCGATCATAGCCGGGCTGGACTCAGACGGCGCAGACGCGACGGGCTGGGATGCGGTCGTCAAGGCTGGCCTCACGTTCAACGACGTGGCGCGCACCAGCGCCACAGTCGTTACGATCACACTGCCTGCCTTCGCAACCTACGACATCACCGCACTCGAAACCATCACGGTTACAGTGCCGCATCAGGCGTTGCAGACGACCTCTGGCACTGACGTGACGGCTACGCCGACGTTTGACGTCACAGTCAGGGCCGACGACAAACCCGGCGGAAACCCGAGCAAGGCCAAGCGACGGCGCACAAGCAAATATCCGCGTTGGGTCGTCGTTGACGGCCAGCGCTACCGAGTCTATAGCGCTGCCGAGGAGGCGGCGCTGCTGGCTCGCCTGTTGGGCGAGGTGCAAGAAGAGGCGCAAGCAGTTGCCGCAGACGCGGCGCCGAGTAGCCCGGCAGTCAAGCGGGTGCGCCAGCGCGTCAAGCGCATCGAGGCGCGCATCGAGCAGGCTGAGCGGACCTGGGAGCAGCATCTTGACGACGAGGACGATGAATTGATGGAGATACTCTTTGGATAAGCCTCGAGGTAAAGGCAGGCCCAAGTTCGAGGTGACGCCCGAAGTTATCGAGAACTGCGAGAAGTGGGCGTCGCAGGGTCTGACCATGGAGCAGATAGCCCAATCGCTAGGCATCCACCAGCGGGTGCTATACAAGAAGAAGGCCGACGAGACTGAGCTCGACGAGGCGATACAGCGCGGTCGAGCCAAGGGCATTCAGGCCGTCACTAGTGCGCTATTTCAAAAGGCGATGGCCGGCGATAATACGGCCATGATTTTCTACCTAAAGAACCGCGACCCGAAGCGCTGGGCGGATGTCTATAATCACAAGAACACCAACAGCGGCGTGACCTCTATCGAAATAGTGCAGTTTAGCGAGACGGATGAAGGTAAGACTCCCAAATAAGTGGCAGCCGCGTGACTATCAGATGCCGCTGTGGCGGCAGATGGAGCTTGGCCGCAAGCGCGCTGTAGCCGTATGGCATCGCCGCGCCGGCAAAGACCTTGCCGCGCTCGCCTGGACCACGGTTGCCGCTATGAAACGGGTGGGCACGTACTGGCATTGCGCGCCGACTCAGGCGCAGGGCCGTAAGATCGTGTGGGACGGCATGACCAACGACGGGCGCAAGTTTCGTGACTTATGGCCCGAGGAGCTCATCACTAAGATTCGACACGACGAGATGCGTATCGAGCTGTCGAACGGCAGCGCGTGGCAGGTTATCGGATCCGACAACTATGACTCGCTGGTCGGGTCCAACCCGGTCGGCGTCGTGATGAGTGAATACAGTCTCGCCAATAAAATGGCCTGGGAGTTTATCTCTCCAATACTCGCGGCCAATGACGGTTGGGCTATGTTTCTGTACACGCCGCGCGGGCGCAATCACGGCTGGGAAATGTACGACATGGCGCGCCACAATCCCGACTGGTATTGCTCGCTACTTACCGTCGAGGATAGTGGCGCCGTGCCAATGACAGTCATCGAGCAAGAGCGAGCCGCCGGGCGTAGCGAGCAACATATCCGACAGGAGTATTACGTGAGCTTCGAAGCACCGAGGATGGGAGCCTACTACGCCGACGAGATGATGGCGTGCGACGACGACGGGCGGATAGGCAAGGTGCCTTACGACTCGCATGCACGGGTCGAGACATGGTGGGACTTAGGCATTGCCGACAGCACCGTGATTTGGTTTGCGCAGCGCGTCGGCAAAGAGCTGCATATCATCGACTACTACGAGAGCTCGGGCGAGCCGCTCCATCATTACGCAAAGGTGCTGCAAGAGAAACCATACGTCTACTCCGAGCACGCTCTGCCGCACGACGTGAAGGCGCGTGAGCTCATTAGCGGCAAAACCCGCGAGGAAGTTATGCTCAAACTCGGCATCAAGCCCAGTATTGTCAAAGACCATCGCGTGCAAGACCGCATCGAAGCGACTCGAGCGATGCTCGGAAAGTGCTGGTTTGACCGCGAGAAGTGCCAAAAAGGTATTGAAGCGCTGCGCGCCTATCGACACGAGTGGGATGAGCGCAACGAAGTATTCAAGCCGCGCCCGCTGCATGACTGGTCGAGCCACGCGGCGGACGCATTTGGCTATGGCGCCATGCACACTATCACCGAGGCGCCAAACTGGGCGCCGCTCGACTACTCCAACAAGGGCATCAGATGAGCATATTTCTCACCAATCAGATTCTTGTTCTGCAAAAGCGAATCGACGCCCTAGAGGCACGTCTCGAAGCGCTCGAGCAGCCGCCCAAACCGCGCAGGGTCCGCCCGCCACGCCAGGAGGTGATCAATGTCGAAGCTCAGCAATGATGAGATAAGAGCGCTCTGCGAGAACGAACTATGGCAAGCCGCCGGTGATAGCGCCGACCTTGCTGACGAGCGCACCAGAGCGATGGATATGTATCTCGGCGAGCCGCTTGGCGACGAGGTCGAAGGACGCAGCCAATTCCGCACCCGCGAGGTTCAGGAGACGGTCGAATGGGCCATGCCCAGCTTGATGCGGCTGTTCGCCGACGCGGAGAACATTTGCATTTTTGAGCCGGTCGGCCCAGAAGACGAAAAGTCTGCAAAACAAGAGACTGAGGTGGTTAATCACGCCTTTTGGCGTCAAAACCGTGGTTTTTACAACCTCTACGGCTTTGTCAAGGACGCGTTGCTCCAGAAGACGGGGATCCTAAAAGTTTGGTGGGACGACACGCCCGAGGAGGAGCGCGAAGAATATAACGCGCTAAATGACTGGGAGTTGGCTCAGTTGTTTGACGACGAGGCCGACCAAGAGGTGCTTGAGTACGAGACCAACGAAGACGGCACGCACAAAATTACAATTCTGACTAAGAGGGCAGACGGCAAGCTACGCATCGAGCCGACGCCGCCCGAGGAGTTCGGCCTCGACCGTGATGCGCGGAGCATCTACCCAGAGGACGCCAATTTCGTCTACCACCGAACGCGACTGACCAAGAGCCAGCTAGTCGAGCAGGGCTATGACCGCAAGGAGGTCGAGTGGCTGCCAACGGCCAACGACACGCTGACGATGGAGCGCAACGCGCGCAGAAACTTATCGGACGAGCAAGACCGCGACCAGTCCGATCATTGGTCGATGGAGCGGGTTTGGGTCACAGAGTGTTATATCCGCGTGGACCGCGACGACGACGGCATCGCCGAGCTGTTGAAGGTCACGCTCGCTGGCGCCGACTCAGCCTATACCACGGGCTCGACGGTGCTCGATGTCGAGGAGGTAGACCGCCAGCCGTTTGTTGTCTGGTCTCCGGTCCTGCTTACGCACAAGTTTTATGGGCTAAGCCTCGCCGACCTAGTCAGCGACCTCGAGGTCATCAAGACCACGCTAACGCGTCAAATTCTTGACAACACTTATCTGGCCAACAATGGCCGAATGGGCGTTAACGAAAAGGTCAATCTGGACGACCTAATGACCTCGCGCCCTGGTGGCGTCGTACGAACGATGGGCGAGGAACCGCCCGGCAACTCGATGACGCCGATCCCGCAGCAGCCTATCCCGCCGCAGACGTTCGAGCTGCTCGGCGTGCTCGATGATGCGCGTCAAAAGCGTGTCGGCGTGGGCGAGGAGGTTGGGGCGCTCGACTCTAACGCACTGGCTAACGTCAACACGGGCGTCGCGGCGATTGCCTATGACGCCGCCCGCTCTAAGGTCGAGCTGATGGCTCGGATCTGCGCAGAGATTGGCCTGCGCCCGCTGTTTTTGCGGGTGCATGAGTTAATGCGCAAAAACAGCGGCAAAGCCGTATCAATAAGGCTTTCCGGTGGCTGGGAAAAGGTTGACCCGCAGCAATGGCGAGAGCGCGCCGATATGGTGCCGGCTGTAGGTATCGGCCGGGTTAGCCGAGAGCGGCGCCTAGTGGCCTTGTCAGACGTGCTCGAGAAGCAAATCACCGCAGTGCAGGGCGGTGGCTTGAATGTCATCGTTGGCCCGCAGCACATGTATCGCGCGATTAGTGACTACACGAAGGAGCTCGGCCTCGAGGAGTCGCTGTATTGGATGGACCCGGCTGAGGCGCAGCCGCAAGAGCCAGGCCCGGATTATCAAATGATGGCCTTGGAGATTCAGAACAAAGTTGCGGAGGCCCAGCAAGCCAAGGTGATGGCAGACGCGCAGCGCGCCCAGATGGAGGGGCAGGTCAAGCAACAACAAATGCAATTCGACCGCGAGGAGGCAGGCATCAAGCTACAAATTCAACGCTCGGAGGCGCGCATTGACGAGTTGCAAATGGCGCTCGACGTGGCAAGTGATAATCACAAGCAGCGGCTGAACGTTGAGATCGAAACGCGCGAACAAGAGCGCAAAGATGCCGAGCTCAGACTCAAAGCGGCGCAGTCG